ACCATTGGCTAAAAGCCCATCACTCTCGCAAAATCTGAGCTACCGTTGCATCAACTCCCTGTAAACTCAGGGCATGGGTAAAAAAGCAACCAACTTACAAGTTCAAGAGCGCGTCAACACCATTTATCAGCTGTTGATTAAGTCGTGGTCGCGTTTTGACATCCTTCAATACGCCGCGAAAGAGTGGGATTTATCAAGTCGCCAGACTGATGAATACATTCATCGAGCACGCAAGCTCATTGAAGAAGACTCAGCGATTGAACGCCCTCAATGGCTCGCTGCAGCTGTTCGACGCCTTGCGGAATACGAAAAGCGTGCTGGTCGTGATGACCAAGTGCAAACTGCCATTAAGGCCCTAGAAACACAGGCAAAGCTGCTGCGTTTCGACATCTGATGTCGTTGCTGACTGGCCTGACCAACGATGAGCCACTGCTTGCTTTTGCTGAGCCTGTAGACGATGAACGCACAGAGGACATCGTTGAAGCTCTCACTGGTGGCTTAACAGCTCCACAGCGTCAAGTCTGGGATGCTGATCATCGTTTTAAGCTGCTTTGTTCAGGCAGGCGTTTTGGCAAGACCTACCTGTGCATCACTCGTTTGATTTGCTGGGCGATGGAAAAGCCTGGCAGTCTTTGCTGGTATGTCACGGCTAATTACCGCATGGCGAAGCAGATCGCCTGGCGACAGTTGAAGACAATGGCCCCAGACAACATGGTCGCCAAGAAGAACGAAACGGACCTGTCGATTGAATTAGTGAATGGCAGTGAAATTGCGCTGCGTGGTGCTGACAATGAAGACAGTTTGCGCGGCGTAAGCTTGTCGGCCCTTGTCGTTGATGAGGCTGCTTACGTCAAGCAGACAGCGTGGGAGATGGTGTTGCGTCCTGCTCTGTCAGACCAAAACGGTCCTGCGTGGTTTATCACTACGCCTGCTGGATTGAACTGGTTCCACGACCTATGGGAACAAGCACAGGAGCAGGCCGATTGGGACACCTTCTCGTTCACCACGATTGATGGTGGCAACGTATCGCCGGAAGAAATTGAAGCGGCACGCAACACACTGGATGAACGCACCTTCAGGCAGGAGTACCTTGCCAGCTTTGAAACGCTGTCTGGCAGGGTCTACCCAGGATTCAGCGATGAGAACGTCTCGGAAGACGTGGCAGACACTGGCGGTCCGATCTTCTGGGGTACTGACTTCAACGTCAGCATCATGGCTGGCGTGCTTGGCAGCAGAGTTGGCGACACGCTGCACATCTGGGATGAATTAGCCGTCAAGCAGTCGAACACGGATGAAGTGTGCGCCATGCTCAAGGCGCGTTTTCCTGATCGCAAAATCGTTGCGTACCCTGACCCCACAGGCTCTGCACGCAAGACATCATCTGCTGGCAGAACTGACCATGACATCATTCGACGTTTTGGCTTCAGCTGTGTCAGCCCCAAAGCGCCCTGGGCAGTCAAGGACAAGATCAATGCAACCAACTGGATGATCAGAACTGCAAAGGGCAGTATTCGCCTGTTTGTTCATCCGCGCTGCAAACATACGATCAAGGCGCTCAAAAACGTGACATTCAAAGAAGGCGCTGAGGATTATGTGATCGACAAATCAGCAAATATTGAGCACTGGACAGACGGCCTTGGATATTTAATTCTGGGCGCATTTAACCCGCTGCATGAGCGTGCTGGTCGTGGTACTGGCATTAGGCTTTACTAAACTGCAAGCATCGGGCGGGTTTTAGCTGTGTATTCAGGGTTTTCTGGGCGACAACGTATCGGCAACGTCACCCAGGTGAATGACCCGAATACAGCATGGGTCAACATGGAGCCTCACTGGGGCTTGATTGAGGCACTGCTAGGCGGAACGTACAAGATCAGAAAAGGCCATCGAAAATATCTGCCGCAGGAACCGAGAGAACTTGATGAGTCCTATGACAACAGGCTGCAGCGATCTGTTTTAGCGCCGTACTACGTCAGGCTTGAACGGATGTTGGCGGGCATGTTGACCCGTAAACCTGTGCGTCTTGATGACGTGCCGGACGTTATTCGTGAGCAGCTGTTTGATGTTGACTTACAGGGTAATGATCTACAGACCTGGCTTTTTGCTACTGCTCGGCAGTGTATTCGCTATGGGCATGTTGGCGTACTTGTTGATGCTCCAGCAGCTGGTGAAAATGGCCGTCCATATTGGGTAAGTTATACGCCAAGAGATATTCTCGGCTGGCGTACTGAGCTAAAAAATGGCAAGCAAGAGTTGACTCAGTTAAGGCTGTCTGAGCAAATTGTTGTGCCTGATGGTCTATACGGCGAGAAGCAGGTTGAGCAGATCAGGGTGTTGACGCCCGGTGCGTTTGAGCTACATCAAAAGGATCAAAAGGGTGACTTCGTTGTTGTTGACGAAGGCACGACAAGTCTGAGCGAGATTCCGTTCAGCGTGGCCTATTCAAACAGGATGGGCATCCTTGAATCTTTGCCTCCTCTGGCTGATATTGCTGAGCTGAACTTGCAGCACTATCAGGTCCAGTCTGATTTGAGCAATCAGCTGCACATCTCTGCTGTGCCGATGCTGGCCTTGTTTGGCTTCCCTGCCGCAGCAGAAGAGATTAGTGCTGGCCCTGGTGAAGCCTTGGCATTGCCGGAAGGTGCATCAGCGCAATATATCGAGCCAGGAGGCAACAGCTACGACGCGCAGTTCCGCAGGCTGGAGCAGATCGCGATGCAGATCAATGAGCTTGGTCTGGCTGCTGTGCTTGGTGCCAAACTCGTTGGCGAAACTGCCGAGGCTAAGCGGATTGACCGCAGTCAAGGCGACTCAACGATGATGGTTGTCGCGCAACAGATGCAAGACCTAATTGATAACTGCCTGCGATTCCATGCTGAATACATGCAGGAGGCAAATGCTGGTAGCAGCTTGGTGAACCGTGATTTCATGGGCATCAGGCTTGAGCCTCAGGAGATCCAAGCGTTGTTGCAGCTTTACACAGCTGGCACGATCACCCAAGAAACGCTCTTGCTGCAGCTAGAAGCTGGTGAGGTTTTGGGAGACGATTTTGATGTAGAAAACGAGCTAGAAGCTACGCAGGCTGGCGGTTTAATTGAAATGGATCAACCGGAGCCGAGGCAACAAGCTGCTGAAGAGGCCACAATGCCAGAAGCAGCGCCGGAGAGCACTGATGAGCTGGTTTGATAAATTTCGCAATCGCAAGCCAGAAGACTATAGAGGTCGTACGTTGTATTACCAGCAAGATGAATTAAAAGATCGATATTATGCAGTAGTCAGGATTAGTTGGTTCAATGATGACAAGGTGTGCGGCGTTACTGAAAGCAAGATTGACAGCTACGACGCGGATGTTGTTATGGAATTCGCTGATATTGTTGGCAACGCTTTACGCGCTGGCGCTGATGTCTCAGTAGTTTGCATTGAAGACCCTGAGAATCTTGGTATTTATGCGACATGACGACACCAGCAGAGCTATATCGAAATGCGGTTGATCTGAACCGTTTTAGCAACAGCGTTGCGAAACGTATTGCTGTCACATATAACGATTTGATTTTGGAGGCTGTTGATCGCCTTCGCGGGATTGATGAGTTGTCAGCACCAGCAAAGGCAGCCAGGTTGCGCGACATCCTTGCTCAGCTGAAAGAATCACTAGAAGGCTGGGCTAGCTCTAGCACTGCTTTTGCTGTTGGTGAGCTGCAGGGCTTGGCGGTTTTGCAGTCTGAGTTTGTAGAAGACCAGCTGCGTCGAGCACTGCCGATTGAGCTTAGAGATCAGATCCGCAGCATTCAAATCAGCCCGCAGTTTGCTCAGTCTGTTGCGACAGTAGATCCAACGGCGATCAACGTAGTTTCATTGAGCGATGACCTGCAGGCTGCTGTGACTGGTGCGCCTGCAACGTTTCAGCTGACCGCAGCACAGGGCACCACGATCACGTTGCCAAATGGCAAGGTGCTGCAGAAGTCATTCCGTGGCCTTGCTGAATCACAGGCTGATCTGTTTGCCAAGACTGTGCGAAATGCGCTGTTGACCGGTGAATCAACGGACAAGCTGGCGAGGCGTTTGAAGGGCCGATTGGAATTTGGGCAGCGTGCCATGTCTGCGCGTCAAATAGCGTTGGCCGGTGGTGAACTGACAGCTGTTGCCAACCATCAGGTGATGGCCTTGGTGCGCACCAGCGTCAATCAAGTCGCCAACACATCAAGCCAGCAAACGTACGAAGCGAATCAAAGCGTGACCAGTCGCTATCGGTATATTGCAACGCTTGATGGCAGAACTTCACCGATCTGTAGAGCGTTGGATGGTCAAGAGTTTGACTATGGCAAGGGGCCAGTTCCGCCGCAGCATTTCAACTGCAGATCGACCACGGTGCCGTTGATCGACTATGAGCGTCTTGGTATCGAACCACCAAAGCCTGGCAAGCGTCGCAGCCGTGATGGTTTAGTACCTGCCAACCAAACGTACGGGCAATGGCTGCACAATCAAAGCAAGGAAGTCAAAGCTGACGTGCTTGGCCCCGAGAAGGTGCCTTATTTCAATCGACTGGCGCGAAAGTATGGGCCAACAAACGCAATCCGAAAGTTTGTTAGCGAGGATGGATCGGAGCTAACCTTGGAGCAGTTACGTCGTCGTTATCCCAATGGCACTGCATAACATCCTTGGTGCAACGCAAGAAGAAGAGCAACAGGAAGCACCTTGCTGCCCTCCTCGTAAACCCAGCAAGTGAGAAATGCCTGGTTATAACAAAGGGCCCAAGAAACCTCAATCCAAAGCACCTAAAAAAAAAGGAGGCAAGAGAAAGTGACTTCTAAGAAGAAGGGAGCAGACGGCAAAGCTTGCTGGTCTGGCTACCGCTTTGCCGGCACGAAGGGTGGCAAAGACAAGTGTGTGCCGATTGGAAAGCGCAAGACGAAAAGATCTAAGCGCAAGTAAACAAAGTAAGGTAGGAGGGCAATTTAGCCTGTGGCTAATTCATGTCCGAAGAAAACACTGCTCCTGTGGAGCAATCTGTTGACACTGCAAAGCTTCAAGCAGATCTCGAAGCAATGAGGCGCAAGAACGCTGAATTGCTAGATGAGTACAAGAAAGCAAAGCAGCAAGCTAAGGCTGTTCCTGAAGGCGTTGATGTTCAGGAGCTGCTTGATTTCAAGCGAGGCGTTGAGCAGAACAAGCTTGAATCAGAAGGCAAATACACTGAGGCTCGTCAAGCTCTTGAGCAACAGTTTCGGGAAGCTTCTGCCGAGAAAGATAAGCGCATTGCTGAGCTTGAAGCACGCGTCCGCGAGCTTGAGTTGATTGCACCTGCGAACACAGCATTGGCTGACGTTGTGCATGATCCAAGCATTGTATTCAAGGCTGATTTATTGAAACCTGATCAGATCGAGCGCGAGGCTGACGGCACTGTTGTTGTCGTCAACGGCTACGAGCGCAAGCCGATCAGCGAATGGGCCAAGACTTTGCCGACTTATATGCAGAAGGCACCTAAGCCGCAGGGCAGTGGCGCACCGTCTGGTCGCAGCATCGGTGGTGACATTCCACCTGGCACCAAAAATCCATTTTCCAGAGACACATTCAACCTCACAGAGCAATCACGCTTGTTCAAAACAGACCGTGATTTGTATGAAAGGTTGAAAGCTGCAGCCAACCGTTAATATGTGAGGAAGGCAAGGCTGTGCCGCGCTGAATACGGGCTGTGCCCACACCGTAAACACCATTTCTTTGAGGATCTGTCATGGCGACTCTTCGCTCTGACATCATCATCCCTGAGGTATTTACGCCTTACGTCATTGAGCAAACCACTCAGCGTGATGCCTTCCTGGCTAGCGGTGTGGTGCAGCCTATGGCTGAGCTGAATGCTTCGCAGGATGGTGGTGATTTCGTTCAAGTGCCTTTCTATAAGGCAAACCTGTCAGGCGATTTTGAGCGTCTGACGGATAGCTCATCACTGACTCCTGGCAAGATCACCGCAGACAAGCAGGTTGCTGCTGTTCTGCACCGTGGTCGCGCCTTTGAATCTCGTGATCTCGCCGCGCTTGCCGCTGGGTCTGATCCCATGGCTGCTATCGGCAACAAGATTGCTGATTACATTTCCAACCAGCGTCAGAAGGATCTTCTGGCTTGTTTGGCTGGTGTGTTCGGCGCTGTCGATGACAACAGCTCTGCTGCTTTCGCAGGTTTGACTGTTGATGGCGGCACTGGTGACACTCCGACTGTGCTGAGCCCTCGTCAGATTGTCGAAGGCAAATCCATCCTTGGTGATCAAGGCGAGAAGCTTGCTGCAATCGTTGTTCACCCGAAGGTGTACTACGACCTGATGGAGCGTCGTGCTCTTGATTTCGTGTACGACAACACGGGCGCTGCTGACGCTGACGCAACTCAGGGTTCAACCGGCAACGCTTTCGGTCAAGTGAACGTGCCTACCTTCATGGGGATGCGCGTGATTGTGTCTGCTGATGTGCAGACCGCTGGCTCTGGTTCTTCAACCGAATATGCCAGCTACATGTTCACCCAAGGTGCCATCGGCTCCGGTGAGCAACTCGGTCTCCAGACTGAGACTGATCGCGACATCCTTGCTAAGAGCGATGCGATGTCGATTGATCTGCACTATGTGTATCACCCGATCGGTTCCAAGTTCTCGACTGCAGTTTCTAACCCCACACGGGCACAGCTTGAAACTGTAGGCAACTGGACCAAGGTGTACGAGACCAATAACATTGGCATCGTGCGGATTACCAACACCAGCAACCTTGACTGAGGGTAATCACCATGGCATCTATTTTTGAGGCAACAGCGGGCAAACTTGTAGGCCCCACCGTTGGTACGTCTGTCACTCAGTCAACCAGCAAAAGCACCGGCGTGACTGCTAACGCAGCATCTGGTGTGATCACGATGAACGGCGCTGCACTGGCTGCGGCTGCTGAAGTGTCTTTCACCGTGACCAACAGCGAAGTTTCTGCCACTGATGTGGTGGTTGTGAACCATGCTTCCGGTGGAACCGCAGGTTCCTATGTGGTGCAAGCCAACACTCTTGCTGCTGGATCTTTCAAGATCACTGTCAGCAACGTGAGCACTGGTTCGCTGTCTGAGGCTATCGTCCTCAACTTTGTGGCTCTGAAGGGCGCTAGCTCCTGATGGGTTTATTCGCTTTTAGGCGAATGAAGGAGCGTGAGGCTGCTGCGAAAGCGGCGGCCTCTGCTTCTGAAAAGCCAACCAAGAAGACTTCTACTGTGACGCCCGATGGCAGTAACAATCGACGCAACAGCGGGCGGCGCAAACGCCAACAGCTATCTGACGCTGGCTGACGCACAAGCCATTGTTGATGGCATGGTTGAGGATGCAGATGTGACCGCATGGGCTTCTGCAACGACCGACCAAAAGAATCGTGCGCTTTACACCGCAACACAGCGATTGGATCGCGAGCGGTTTATAGGAGCGCGAGCAACTGATACGCAAGCATTGCAATGGCCGCGTACTGGCGTGCGAAAGCCCGATACTTACGTCAACACTTACGCCACTGGCTTTCCTTTCCGGATCTCTGAGGACTATTTCACCGATACCGAGATCCCTGATCAGGTCAAGCGTGCTCAGGTTGTGTTGGCGGTTTACCTGAACAACAACAAGGAAGGGATTGGCCTTAGTGGCCTTGAGGACTATAAAAACGTGAAGATTGGCAGTCTCGACATAACGCCTGATAAAACGGGTGCGGTTGGAGCTGATCGTGTGCCACCGTTGCTTGAACGGTATCTGACTGGCCTTAGAATTAGCGGACCAGGCAACATCGCTATCAAACGGAGCTGATCATGCAATACGACTTCGGCCCCGGCTTTGAGTTTATCTCTGATACTGCTGAGCATACCGGGCGGTTCTGCAAGGTCTATTTCAAAGAAGACAGCGTGATCAGTGCGATTACAGTTGACAATGCAACTGGCAACACCCTTGCTGGTGAGACCTTTGTGGCCGACACTTACATCAGCGGTGTGATCACAAGCATCACGCTGACTAGCGGCGCTTGTGTCGCCTACAAGATTTGATCATGAGTTACCCAAGCTACGAGCATCTCAATCCGCATTTCATTAGCGACACAGCAACGCATACTGGTCGATTTTGGAAAATCGTGTCACTTGAAGACTCTGAGTTCCATACTCTTGTAGGCGAAAATTTCACAGGCAACGCTTTGACTACTGTTGTGTTCAAGGCTAGTTGTGAAATTCAGGGCATTTTTACTAGCATCAAGTTAAATGGTGGGGCCGTCGTCGCCTATCGCATCTGATGTCTCTTGCCGCCTCGCTTAAAAAAGCCGCCGGAAAAGCCATTGGCAAGTTTGGCGGTGATGTGACGATCCGGTATGTCACGGCTGGCGGCTATGACACTGCGACTGGCACGATTCCCGATCATGAGATCGGTTTAGAGAACGTGACGGTTAAAGGAGTGCTTGAGGATGCAAATGTCCGCGAGGCTAATGAGCTGATTCAGGCTGGCGACAAAAAGCTGATGGTGGCAGCAAACGACCTTGATACAGCGCCAGAAACAAAAGACCGTGTTGTCATTGGTGGCTTAGACCATCAGGTTATTAGCGTTAAAACGACAGAGCAGGACAGTACGGCGATTGTGTATGAGTTGATTTTGAGGGTTTAACGATGGCACGCGACATCAAGATCACTGACATTGCTGACTTGATGGAAGAAGAGATCGCGCATGTCGTCGAGGCAACTGCACTGGAATGGACCCAAGAAGTTAAAGAGCAAACGCCTGTAGATACTGGCAGGCTGCGTAGTGCTTGGCAGACGAATATTGGCAAGCTGCGGGCTGAGATCACAAACAACATGGAGTACGCAGAGCCTGTGTTGTACGGCAACAACTTGCCAGAATCGTGGCAGGGTCAGTACAGGACACGGCAAGGCACTATTCCTGGCTTTCCTGATCTGATCGGCAAAGAGATTGCGACTAAACGGGTGCCTAAATTTATTGCAGCGTTTAGGCGACGGAACTAATGGCAGCAGCAGATCTCAATGCAATCCGCGCCACGATTGAGGGCCGCTTAGCTACAGAGCTTGCCAACAGTCCGGCATTGCCTGTGGTGTTTCACAACATGGCTTACGAGCCAGCGCCTAGCGCATCATGGGTGCAATGCCTGACAACATTTGGCAGCGGCGAATATCTAAGCCACGGAGAAACAACTGATTCTTTCAATCGCATTGTTGGCTTAGTTGTTATCAATATTTTCTCCGCAAAAGCTGTTGGTCCTGGGGCAAACTACGTTATTGGTAAACGCATTCGAGACCTTTACAATAGAGTCATTGTGTCGGGGGTTTTCTTCGACGCTCCCACAGGTCCAGAGGCATTGGCATCGCCAACACCCGAGGGCTATTTTCAAACTCAGGTCCGTGTGACCTTTGAATTCATCGAGGAACTCTGACCATGGCCACTATTCGCGGCGAATCTGGATCTGTCGAATTTGAAGCTGCAGGCGGTGCTCTTGCTGCTGTTGTTGGCACTAGAAGCTGGAGCCTGACAATCACCAAGGAGACCTTGGACACCACTGTCCATGGCAACACCTTCCGGCAGTTTGTTGGCAGCCTGATTAGTGGCTCTGGCACTGTTGAGCTTGTCTACGATCCTGATGCGACCGGTCAAGCTGCATTCATTGAGGATGTGGTGACGACTGGTGATCCAGCTGATGCCAAGTTTGAGCTGTTTACGACTGGCACAACCAACGACAGTGATTCCGTGACCTTCAATGGAATCATTACCGATATGGAGATTACTTCCACTGTGGGCGAACTGGTTGTAGTGTCGTGCAGTTTCGTCACCAGCGGTACTATCACTTCCAACCTTGAGTGATAAAGCTATAGTCTGAGAGATTCATTTATTCAGTAAATGCCCTCTCAGGCTCGTACTGTTGATTTGCTGGTTGGGGCGTTCGACCTCAACCAGCGCCGCAAGTTTGAATTGAAGAACGCAGCAGGTGACAAGGTTGTTGACCTGTATTTCAAGCCGATCACTCGCGCAGATCGTAAAAAAGCGCAAGCTCTTGCAGGCACTGAAGAGGCATTAGACATCAGCACGCAGATGCTGTGTCAGATGGCTGAGCTTGAGGATGGCACGAAGGCGTTTGCTTCTGCTGATGCAGCCAAGCTGCAACGCAAGTTGCCTGAGTCTGTGCTGAACGAGATTGAGCTTTTCTTGTTTGGCCTTGGCGAAGATGCTGACTTGGAGGAAGCAAAAAACGACTGAGGCAGGACAGCTGGACTTTGTTTGAGTTCCACCTGGCCTGCGATTTAGGGATGACTGTGAGCAGGCTTCGCACGGAGTTAACCGATGCGGAGCTTGTACATTTTGCTGCGTATTACGAAATTAAGCGAGAGGAGGAGGAGAAAGCAATGGATCGCGCAAAAAACAAGCGGCGGTAGTATAGAGACACTGCTAGGCGGTCATGGCGAGGTCAAGCGTTGAGCTGATTGTTGATGCCGCTAAGGCAATTAATCCGCTTCGTGCTGTCAATACTGCAAGCAAAAAAACAGAAGCTGCAATCGATAAATTAAAAAAGGCAATTCAGCGTACGGGGCCTGCCTTTGAGCGAATGCGTGCAAAGGCTGAAAGCGCACTTAAAAAAATAAAAGACAGAGCAAGGCAAGCAGCAGAAAGTTTCAAAGGATTTGGCAAGGCTGCTGCAATAGCAGCAGCATCAGCAGCTGCTTTGGCAGGGCTTAGATTTGCGTTTATGCAGGCTGGCGAACTAGAACGACAAACAAAAAGCCTACAAGTTTTAACGGGTTCGTTAGACAAGGCCAAAGACATCATTTCTGAGCTGCAGGCGTTTGGTGCTGTCACTCCGTTTACAAGTCAAGAGCTGATCGAAACAGCTAAGCGCATGAAGGCGTTTGGCTTTGAGACCGGAAAGGTTGTCGGCATCACAAAGCGTCTTGCTGATGTTGCCGGAGCAACAGGTGCTGATCTTGGCGGTATCGCAACGGCATTTGGCCAAATACAAGCTAAGGGTCGCTTGCAAGGCGAAGAGCTTTTGCAGCTGCAGGAACGTGGTGTTGCTTTGCAGGACGAGCTGCGAAAAATGTATGGTTTAACTGGAGAAGAGTTCAGCAAGGCTTTGCAAAAGGGCCAAATTGGTGCTGAATCAGTAGAAGCAGCTCTGATTAGATTGACAGAAAAAGGTGGCAAATATGCAAACGGCGCGATTGCTCAATCAGACACTTTATTTGGCAAGCTTTCGACATTGCAGGACGCAATAGGCCGCTTGGGGCAAAACCTAGGTAAAGCACTTTCTCCTGTATTTAAGTTTTTAATCACGCAAGTTACTCGAATAGCCAACGCCATTAACAACTTGTTTGCAAGGATTGAAGCTCGACGTGCTGCAATTCAGGAACTGAGGGACTCTGGGCTAAGAGGCGCTGCGTTGAGAAAAGCAATTCGTAGTGTTGATGTTTCTGATGTTGTTGCAGAACAAGCCGCGCCAGCAGCTCTTCCTTCTCCAAAAATTCCTGCATTACTAAAAGGCAATGCGGCGGCTGCAGGCAAAGGCAAGGATCCGGCCAAAATTGCCGCAGACATTGCCAAAGCGTCTGCTGACAGGGTTCGTTCTTTAGAGCAGCAAACTTTGCTAGCTGCTGCTTTGACAAGCGAAGAGCGTAGACAATTTGAGCAGCAAATTCAAATTGCAAACATTCTTGAAAATGCAAAGGGCTTAACAAAGGATCAACTTGAGGCTGAGCTTCAGGCAACGATTGCTTTGCATGAGCAGCAAAACGCAACAGCTGAATTGCTTAGGCAAAATGACCAAAGAGCGCAGCAGGAGAAAGAGATTGCTGACCTGCAGGCGCAAGCGGCGGCAAAGATGAGTGCTCTTTACGATTCAATCGGTCAATCTATTTCTACGGGCATCGTTGACGCATTGTCTGCTGCTGTTGATGGCACCAAGGCGCTTGCTGATGTTGCTGCAGACACGCTGCGGAACGTTGCCAATATTTTGCTGCAGTTTGGCGTGAACACTGCGCTAGGCGGCATTCCTGGCTTCAGTCAATTCTTTGGTGGCGCTAGAGCTAACGGTGGCACTGTTGGAGGTGGGCGTTCTTATCTTGTTGGTGAAAAAGGCCCTGAGTTATTTACTCCTGGTCGTACTGGCAGCATTGCACCATCAGGCAGTTTTGGTGCGTCTAACATCGTTGTAAACGTCGATGCTTCTGGCACACAAGCGCAAGGCGATGAGCCCAATGCAAAAGCCCTTGGTGCTGCAATCGGTGCAGCAGTACAAGCTGAGCTTGTGAAACAGAAACGTCCTGGAGGTCTTCTGAGCTAATGGCAACCTTTCCATCTATCACGCCAACTTATGGCCAGCAGAAGCGCAGTGCGCCACGTGTGCGAACGATTCAGTTCGGTTCTGGCTATCAGCAGCGTGCGACGTTTGGGTTAAATCAAAACCCTAAAGTTTACGATCTGACGTTTGAAGTATCAGAAACAGATGCTGACACCATCGAGGCATTCTTGGATGCACGCGGTGCAGTTGAGAACTTTAATTTCACGCCACCTGGCGAAAGCAGCAGCAGTAAGTTTGTTTGCCGTGAATGGTCTAAGTCGATTCCGTATTTGAATCGAGCTACGGTAACAGCAACATTTGAGCAGGTATTTGAGACCTAATGGCTTATCCGTATTCGCTGCACGCTTGGTCGGCTGAAAGAGAATATGCGGTTGGCGATGTTGTCCGCGCCAACCCTGCCAAAGGCAACACGCTTGCGTTTAAGTGCATTGTTGCTGGCACCTCTGACAGTGCAGATGTCTATGCAGCGTTTGCGAATCAAGAGCCAACGTTTCCGTTCAAAATTACGCAAACGCTTGTAGATGGCGGTGTTACATGGGAGGCGTTCGAGCCGTTAGCGGAAGAGCTATTACGGCTT